TTCTATTAAGTTTGTTTGCATTGACTCTAAGTTCTAGACCTTTTTTAGTTTTGTTGTATTTAGCCTGTTGTTTAAGGCGTTTCTTCCTAGCTTTAGGATTCTTCTTGTAGTATTCAGAAGTTTTTGCCATAGACTTTCCTCTTGACGAGAGACGCATCAACTGTAGGTAGAAGTTTATTCAGCTTATCTAAAGGGCTACCATCGTAGGCAACACCAGTAATATCGTTGGTCTTTAACCAATCGCAAGCTGCTTTTAAATCTTGTGTTGTAGCTTCTCCACTCTTTATTCTATGCAAGAAGTCTTCTGTAACAAGGTAGTGTAACTCATTAAAACTGTCTTCTGTTGCCTTTCTAGGTAGCTTCTTTAGTTCGTCCATTATTCTGTAATTAGGTTTTTCTTAACTAGCTCAACTAGCTTGTCATCTACTGTATTATCTGTAGACTTTGCATATGCCTCTAGTAATTTGACTATCAGTTCTTTAACTGCTGTAGTTTTAATAAAGGCAAATAAAATTGGTTTTACTAATGTAATCATGATTCAGTGGTTTTAGTGGTTTTCTTTTTAGCTTTTTTCTTTGCAGCTTCTGCTTCAGCTTTTCTCTTTTCTGTTAGTGAGCTCATTGTATATAGGGGTAAGTTTATCTAGTGTTTTTGCCATCCAAGGTTCCCATGGCATTTGTTTCATTCCTTTCTGAACATATCGTTCGTACCATCTATTAGTTTTCATTCGCCAATAGAAGTAGCCTAACTCTGTTGCTGTTAGTTCTACTGTGTAGGTTTTTTCCAAGGTAGTTTCCATTTATTATCTTTAGGTGGTTTTGTTTTAACTATAGGTATTATGTCCTGACACAGTTTTGAATTAGGTGTGTTAGGTCTATACATAAAACCTTTTTTCATTAAGTCTGCACATTTGTGTGCTCGTGTAATTTCATACTCGAGCTTCATTTTTTCTTCATATCTCTTTGCCATTTCTTTACACTGCTTATATCCTGACTTATCCAGAGGAACCATAAAGTTAATCTGGAAACCCCAGTTTTCTGCTAGTGTATAACTGCTAGGTTGCATATGTTCGTCTAATGGTTTAGTATGATTGCCCATGTAAAAAGGGCTAAACGTCATAGTAGATCCATTACATTGTATATTAGGACCATATATCTGGCGTGATGATGCCCCATTGTTCTGAAACTGCACAGCTTGGTTAGTTACATTACCTGTCGCAGCAGCTACAGGATTACTAACGTTAGTATCTTCTCCTTCAGCAAATACAGGTGTACTTATTGCGAGAAGATAGAGTAAGAGTTGGTAGTAGAATCTGTTTCGATAGTTCTGTCTATTGTTATTGTTTCTATTGTGCCTGCTGCTCTTTCTGTTATTGATAGATCCCATTCTGTCGCACCTTCTATTACTGAGTATGTTCCGCCTTCTGCACCAATCGTTGAACTGGGTACAACATTTGTCCCAGACCAAGTGCTTACAGCTGCTCCTAGTACGTCGTGTTCTATCGTTTCTGTTACTGTTTGTTGTGTTGTGGTTGTCGACTGCATACTGCCTGTTGTAAACTGAGGCGTTACAGTATTGGCTCTTGCCGCTGCGGGGGACAACAGAGCTAAGAGAATTATCCATTTAGTCATGTCTTAGGTTTTGTCTCTTTGTCTTTTTTGCCATTGCCTGTGGACAAGCCAAAGGTGGCGAGTGCTCCAGTAAATATTGAAGCTGGGAATGTAATATCCCCACCGGGACTCTTTTTAACCATGGGTAGTTCGACATAATTAAGGGTTATGATAAACCCAGACCAGATAACGACACCAAGACGAACCATCGCCCCCAGTACCACCATCTGTTCTTCATGATCGTCTATTCCTTCTTTGATTCTTTTGAAGAGTCCTTTTTGTTCGTCAGGTTTTTTCTCCATTTGGTGATTTTATCTTGTAGGAATTTTTGGACCTTTTTACGTATCCATTCGATTATAGGCTGTGTTAGCGTTGTCGCTGCTACAGCTGTTATTGCCGTTGTAGCTGCCACTACGACAACCTCGGTTGATGGTTGAGGTATTGGCTGTTTAATAAACGGTATTTTTAAGGTAGGTGGTTCAACTTTCTCTTCAGTCTTAACGGGTTTAGCTTCTTGATCTCTAAGGTCGCTGGGTGGAACAACCATAGGAATATAGTAAGGTACGTCAGCTGTAGGTAAAGGTATTTCGACTGTTTCTATCTGTACTGCATCAGGTAATTTTATGGTGGGTACTTCCACTATGGTTTAGGATACTTAGCTTTAACAGGATCTACTATGTCTGTTTTCCACTTATCTATACCGTTGTGGTAGATATAATCTAATTGTGTACCCCAGTCTGGATACTCTGCTTTTCTATCGTCTTGATATTGTAATGTTGCTAATCTTGCAACTTCTGCGTCTACTTCTGCTTCTGTAGGTTTTTTTGCACCTGTCCATGTGATGTTTTCATATTTATCATCACCATGAATAGTAAACCAACGTCCACCACAAAGATTGTCAACTGCTTGAACATATCTACTGCTCATAATAAAATCTCCCAAATTAATGCACGGCTATATACACCACCGGACATTCTACTATCATCATTTTGGTTAGGATTTATAACACTAAATGGTCTTTCACCACCACCGCCACCAGCACCATATTTAATTTTTATAGCAATGTTACCTGTAGCTGTTTCGCTTGCTACTGAAAAACCGATAGGTACTGCTAAAGAGTAGCCACTGCCATGGTAGTCATATGACCAACCACCTCTGTAATCTGTGTTATGTACTTGAACAAACGGCATAATATGCCCAGACGAAGTAGCGTCATGTCCTTGTATAACTCCTGTACCAACAATTACACTACCAGATACTTTTTTATTAATAGTACCCATATCCCAAATAGTAGCTACACTGCTTCCAGAAATGTTAGAAAAAACAGTTCTACTAGCATCAATTTTTTCAGTTACATTAATTACGTGTGCTGCTCTTGTTTGAGCTTCATCAGCAAAATAAATAGCCATTATGATACCTCCATTAAATTAAATTTATATTTTTTACCAGAACGGTTATTTTTTAAAAACAAGTCTGATTCTCCTTCTTGTATTGTCCAGTCACCCCATGTACCATCTACATCGTTAGATGATCCTTCGTTAGATAAGTTAAGGTCATTGGTGTAAATGTTTCTCCAACGCTTACTTGAAGTACCTAAATCATATGAGTTATTAGTTTGTGGACGTATTTCACGAGCTTGCATATAACCGCCACCTTCACAGACAAGTAAATTTCCACTTACGTTGTATTGTAAATGTAAGTCTCCACCAGATACCTGTTGAATTGTGTTAGAATGTGCACTTTGTCCTACTGACAAATTACCGGGTCTAAGTCCAGCAGAAGCTGTAATTAATCCAGAAGCGGTATCATCAGCATCAGCCCTTAAGAAACTAGATGCGTGAATACCGTCTACAGTGTCAGAATCCATCCCAGTTCCAGCACCATCATTACGAGAATGCCATAGAGTTCCATAACCAGATCCGTCATACCAGTAAGGTGTAGCATTTAATAAGAAACCCTTACCTTGTTGGTTATTCCAAAGCCAAAAACCATCTTGGCTAGCATCCCATCCTAGATAACCTCTGTCTGTACTACCTTCAAAGAAGTAAATTCTTGAGTTGGCATTTCCAACTAATTTTATTTTACTGTCACTGTTATGAGTAAGTGTCATCAGATCGGTTCCGGTGATGTTTCCATTTACATCAATACCAGCACCAAAATCTGTATTGCCGGGAATATTTACTACTCCACTAGAATTGACACTTAGTCTGTTAGCACTATTTGTTGCATCTCTAATAATAAATACACCATTCTCATTCATTACTGAGAAATCATCATCATTATTAGTATCTGTTAAATGAATTACTGCTGTGGTTCCTGAGACTGTTAAATCTCCTCCACTTGCAGTTATATCACCATTTGTTGTTATATTTCCTGTAGCTGAAAACTCACCAGTTATTGATAATCCACCAGCGTTTGTTAGTGTCATTTTATCTGCATAACTGCCAGAAGTGTCATTAGAAAAAGTTAAATCATTAGCATCTTGATTAGATATAATTCTCCAACCATCTCCATTATCATCTCCTTCGTCAGCAACTAACTTTAGTACTGCACTTGTTCCTTCTCCTCCTGTAACAGTTAAATCACCACCACTAATAGTTGCATCTCCTGTTGCTGTGATGTTTCCTGTTACGCTAACACCAGAACCTGTTGTTTCAAATTTAGGTCCATTATTGTCATGGTATAACTGAACTCCACCGTGTTTTACTAATTGAATCCCAAATTCTGCATCAGCAGTTTTTAGCTGCATAGCATTTTGAGTCTGGATGGTTAAATCCCCAGTATTGTTATCAATTAAGCCATTGTTAGTATGAGTTATAAATAAATCGTTATTATCTCCTACGGATATCGTACCACCATTACCAGTTGATCTGATAGTTCCAGTTGTAGTTATATTTTGACCTCCAAAGTCAGGAGATATCTTTGTTCCAGCTATTGCAGCATTTGATGCAACGTCTGCGTTATCTATTACACCGGCTGGTGCATTAGACAAGTCCTTTCTTAAAAGTTCGTGTCCTCCAGCGGTTGAGCCGTCGTGTACAACAAGTGAATCGTTGTCAGTATTTACAGTAACTTCACCCTCGGCTCCGGTAAAGCTACTATGTTGCGAGGTATTTCCTCGTCTTAGTTTTAATAATTTTGCCATTAAATTGTTCCGAAGTCGATTTGTAAGTTGTTACCACTGACTGTACCAACCTCGGTTAGGTTTTTGTCATTACAGTCAAGATGATTTGCAAGGGCAGGGTTAGAATCATTTATAATTCCAGCAATACCGGGAGATATACCTACAAAGGTAGTACCATTATAATAGTTAAGTACGTTAGCTCCAGTATTATACCAAAGATCTCCAGTGCTAGGAGAACCGGGTGTACCGCTTTGAATTACATACTCGTTTGCGTATCGGTTTACATCACCGATAGATGCAGCCACAGTGCCTATATTATTAACAACACTTGTAACAGCAAGTGTATTCATGTCACTGATAACATCAGATACAGCCAACATATTCATGTCAGCTACCACATCAGCAGTTCCAAGAATAGCCATATCAGCAATACAATCAGTTGTAGCTAACAAGGACATATCAGTTATAACATCAGATACAGCAAGTAAAGCCATGTCAGCAATTACGTCAGTTGTTGCTAACAAAGCCATGTCTGCTACAACATCAGAGGTAGCAAGCATGTTCATGTCAGCTACAATATCAGCTGTAGCAAGAGTATTCATATCTGCTACAACATCTGTAGTACCGAGTATTGCTAAGTCTGCAACAGCATCAGCCGTACCTAGTCTACCTATTTCTGTTGCCTTAGCAGCTACTGCACCGATGTCAGCTTGATCTGCTGCGACTGCTGTAATGTTTGCTAAGTTAGTTGAGTTAGCTACTGTATTTACAGAGTTTATGTTTGCACCAACTGTATTAACAGCGTTATTACCAGATCCTGTATTTACTGCATCAGTAATATTACCAAGATCTTCTTGGAATGTAACATGACCAGCAACAATATTGATGTTAGTTAATGTAGCTTGGTTAGGTGTTATAGCACTAAATCCATCGCCAGAACTACCATCATAGACCATCATAACTTTGTTAGATGAGCTATCAAACCATAAGTCTCCAACTTGTAGTGATGAATTATCAGCTCTTTGTGTAGGAGCGTTATTGCTTATTTGATAAACGTCAGCAAAGTTATTTATATCTACTACGTTAGCTCCAGCTGCTGCAATGTTTACAGCGTTTGTAGCTACAGTAGATACCTCTGATGCTTTTGGTACAAGTCTATGAAATGCGTATGTATGATCTGTAGCAGTTGTTTCTACCAAGAATCCAAAACCTTGTGGTATGGTAGCAGTTACACCTGTGATAATAACTGGTAAACCAGAACCTCTACCATTTGTAATAGTTAAAGTTGTACCATTTAAACTAGAAGTACCATTAGGTAAATTTGCAGAGGCTGCTTGAACAGAAACTATAGTTCCACCTTTTTTATTATTGGCAGTATTAATATCAGGATTTTCTGTAGGAAAACTTGTTTCATTTGCTATAGGTACAAAACCACCTACATTATCTACAAGTTCTATAACACGTAGGTCGATAGCAGCCGTAGTTGCTACTTTAGTATCAGATGCTGACCATGTTACACCACTAGCAATAGTTTCTGAAGAATCCTGTCTAAGAAATCTAGCTTCTGCTTCTGCTTCTGTATAGTACCTAGCATCTAGAACTCCATCAGTTAGAAGCTCAGTTTCTGTATAGTATAAATTATTTAACTGACCATTATTTAGTTCAGTTTCAGTATAATATAAATTATTTAACTGGCCGCCATCAAGTTCAGTTTCTGTATAATATCTATTATCTAGTGTACCTGTTGCTATATCTTCTTCAACTATACTACGGTTTACGATGTTTGCACTTGCAACTGTTATATCTGTAGGTAATGCACCACTACCTAACTTAGCCATTGTTACAGCATCGTTTTGTATTTTAGTTGTGGTAACTGCATTGGGACCTATTTTAATTTCTATAACAGCTTCATCTATAATCTTACCACTACTTACAATATTATTATTTAAGTGAACTTCATCTATAGAAAGATCTACATACTGATCGCTGTCTACAGAATTAGCAGACATATGTACAAGGTCAATAGACCCATCTACATATTGATCGCTGTCTACTGAGTTAGCTGACATGTGCTCAAGATCAATAGAGCCTGCTGCATAATGTTCTGAGTCAATTACATCATCTGCAATTAATGTGCCATCTATAGCATCTGCTTCTATATTAAATCTTTGTACTTTTCTATCAGTAGCTAGAGCACCAATAGTTTCTTGTAACGCATGACGTACTTGTTTAAAGTTGTCGTTTATTTCATTAGCTTTTAATGAGGAGCCTGCTGTAAATGTTGCTTTAGGAGTGTCAACGTTTGTTTGTCTAAATATACGAACAGGAGTTGTTCCAGCAGTACCGTTTGGCAAACCAGTAGCGTTAAACCTGACTGTGCCTCCGGATGTATTATTGTGATTAACGATGGTATAGTGGGTGGTCAGAGTTTTGACTACATTATCTATCTCTACTTTTACCTCGCTTTCTAAAAATGACGGGAAGGTATAGGGAAAGTCACGATTGTTCGTTCCTGTCCCATCACTTACCGTATACGAGTTTTGTTGATTTGCCATTACTTATACATTGTAAGAAGATTGTTTGATTGATTAGTTTTGTATTCTTGTTCTAGTTTTTTCTGTTTTTGTTCACTGATCAGAGCTAGTATATCACGCCTGTACTTAATATCATTCCAAGCTAATCTTCTAGCTTCTTTAAACATTCTATCTATCATGATGTTATGGTAATAGTCCCTAGCGTTATACTCTGCACGTTTACCAGCACGTATATCTTGTCTCATTAGTTTCATAGATGCAATAGCTTTAGGATCTCGAGCTAGTTCTTCTAGTCTTGCTTCTAAATTATATTGACCTATAGCTTGTTGAAACTGAGATCGTATATCAGCGTCGTCAGTTAAATTAGTACCATCAGGTGCATAAAATGTACTGATTCTAAGATCGTAACCGCTATCAAACAAGAACTGTCGACCTATACTTTGATCCATGTTTAGTTGTATAGGACTAATCATGTTAAATGCACGAGTCATAAAGTCATGTTTTCTGAGTGGTTTACCGTTTAGCATATCATACTTAATAGGTAGACCTTCGATACCGGGTAAAATTTCAGTAGCTAAGTTACGGTTCTGCCAAGACTGAAATACACCAGAGTTAATTTCACGCATATGTGGGCTAAGTAATTTACCCATTTCATTACGTAAAGCTGCAAGCGGTACAGTATTGTTAGTAATACTAGCAAGTATACGTTCTACCTGACCGGGGCGTCCAGCTGTTAAATCAACCAGTTGTTGTAGTCCAGCTAAATACGATTTACCTGTAACAGCCTGAGCTACAACTAGAGAAATCTTTTGTAGTTCTTTTTCTGTCCATTCTTCACCCATTAATATACTAGCGTCACCTACGTTAGCGATAGTTCTAAGTATTAGACCAAATGGTTCAATGTCTTCATAGTTAACTCTAACACCACCAAGTTCGATAGTTCCGGGTAAAAACCCACCATCTATCCAACCTTGTCTCATCTGTCTATCTGTAGGACCATCACCAGTAAGTCTACCTGACTGCCATGCTTGTATACCCATAAAGGTCACAGCAGAGCCTATCGCTAATCTACCTGTTTGTAGTGCCTTAGCGTTTTGTAATTCTTCTACTGTGTTAATACCATACTTTTTAAGATTAGGTAT